GTTCCTAAGATTGGCCAGTGCAAATTTTCTGCACCGATACCCCTGCCTTTTTTACCAGACGCTTTTCGTGCTAGATTTCTTGCCGTACCAAGAGATTCTGTGTATGCCCTTTTTTTTCCGACTTTAACGCCGACTTTTAGGATCGAATTAAGCGTAAATCTCGCCCCGCGTCTTCCAAATGAATAGCCTATTCCTTTTCGTGCTTGCTTGAATTTCGAAGGGATATTTCGCTTCAGGATCTTTACTGTTTCTTGACCTTCTTTTCGTAGACCTGCTTTTATAATGCGTGTTAGTTTTGGCCCCTTAAACTCACGAATCCGCTTGCGAAGTATATCTAAGTCTCGTGGACTAAACACAAATTGAATCTTGATAGCCATTACACCGCTCGTTTTGTCTGAATCTCGATTTCTCTGTGATTCAAATCAATATCAATCACACTCAGGATCTCATAGGTGACGCCCTCAGACATCAGACGCATCGCTGGTGTAGCGTTGGCCAATTCCGACGAATACTGTGCTTTCCAGACGTGCGACACATCTGCGTTGACTTGATTCACTTTCCAAAACTCACGACCGCCTTTCGACATGACGCTGGCGAACGTGCGAACATAAGTTCCCCAGTTGCTGCCTGTCGTAATATCGACTGCTCCATGCGCATCAACAGTCGTGCCTGTAATGCTCTGGATCGTGATTGACTTATTCATCAAAGAAATGCACGCAGCCATCAGTTCACCTTGTGATAACCAGTCCACTGCAAACCACTGATCAACCGCTGATAATTATTTGAACTTCCACCGCAGCCACCGTACAGGATCTTGGCATATTCAACGATTGCCAACTTAGCTTGCGGAGGCACTGACGCCGCCGTAGCTCCGTAGCCAGCCACGAACGTGATAGCCACCGAGTTCGGTGTGTTCTGTTCGGTGTATTCGACCTGCTCGTTCGTGTCTAAAACAATCCTCGGTGGCGTGCTAATCAGATCCGTTGTGTAGCGGCTGGCAGCGTAGGTTGTCGTCACTCCATTTAGATCGACATACACGATACTTGTGATGCTGCTGATGGGAGCTAGACGCAGTTCAATCTCGCGCACCCACTCAAATGCGTCCATGTATCCAATAACGGTCTGCGTAACCAAACGCCGATACGTGTCAGCCTCGACCTGTTTGCGGGCTGTCGTCAAGATCAACGACAACTCCGCGTCAAAGTCGCATGTCGAACCTATTCGCAATCGATCCTTGAGATTCTCTAGCGTGATCGGTTCGACTGTCGGTTCGACTGTTGTTTCGAAGGTGCGGCAAATGTTTTTGCGGCTTCGCTCGTAATGACTGGCGGATTGGTATTGGAAAGCCATTTTGCATATCCGTTAGCTACGAGTGTGGCCATCATTCCCTGACCAAAAGTATCGTTTGTTGTGCCAACGGCACGTCCACGCCAGCCGCGAATAAACTCAATCATCATGTTATGTGATTGCCTTAAAAAACAGGCACTGCAAGTTGCCTTACAGTGCCTGTTGAACGCATCAACTAAGCACGAAGCACTTCGTTCGCACCGATATCGGAAATGCTTTTTGGAGTCTGAGATCCTCGTGAAAGAATCCCAAGGATAGTCACGAATCCTCCAACGGTGCCATCACCCATCGTTGCCGTTACGTCGATAAAACGCTTGCGGCCACGAAGATCAATATCAGCGATTTGAAACGTGTTGTCGTCTGTCGCAGAAGGCAGTGCTGAAGTTGATCCGTCGATATTTGTACTTGTGCCCCAAACCAGACCAGTCACGGCTGCATGGCCCGAACCCGTCGTGTCTGACTCCGTGATCGTCAATGCTGTCATAGCGATGTCGGTTGCACCGAGATATACAACGACCGTCATGTGATTAAAGCCATTGGTGTCAATTTCCGCTGTCGTGAAACTTGCGTTGTCAACGATTGCGGCTGGTGGTGTGATGCTGACGTATTTAACCAAACGTGCAGGGATCATTACTGGATCTCCTAAAAACTGTAATGGAAAATAGCGAGGCGACGAATGCCGCCTCGCATCACTCAAACCTAGGCAGTTGCGAGAGCCACGATTGGCCCTGCGACCGTGTTACTTCCAATGCTGTGAACATTGATATCCATACGCTGTGAAGATTTGACAGCAATCAGATCGTTAGTGAACAGGCTCACTGAATCGACGTATGCTTCCTTGGAAAATTCCAAAGTCATCTTTCGACGATCGCCAAACGAAGTTGATAAATCGAATCGACCCAACATGACCATGATTCCGCTTGTCGCTGTTGCGATCGGCATTACCTGCGAGAACATCACAGGAATACCTTGGAACATCGGACGGCGGAATCCTTCTTGCAACTCAGTGCCGGTCACACCGCCCGCTGCGTTAAGCAGTGGAACCATGACCTGATAATAGAACTGGCTGGAACACAGGAACTTCATGCCCTGCTGTGCGTAAACTGGAACAACACTGATCAGCGTCGTGATGTCGGTAATTACGATTGCTCCCCAAGTTGTGCCAGTCGCATCGCGATAGCCAGGGGCTGTGCCGATTGTGGTTGTCGCAAACTGCGATTTCAAGCCACGAATGTGACCATACGTCGAAGTTCCGTCGCCGTCGATCAGACACTGATCTTCTTTCAGCGCACTTGCGTAAGCCATTTCAGAAGCCAGCGTGCTACCAAAATCAATTACAGCATCTTCGGACAGTTCGCTAGAGTACGTCGAAAGCACTGTCATCTTTTTGGCAGTCAGCCGCACCTGATCATGCACCAAAGTGCTGCTCGTCGCTGCTGAACCTTCGCCCGTGAAATAGGCTGTCAGTCCGCTGCTCCATCGTGGATCTGTCCGGGTGTCCGAGGACATTGGAACAACTTTGCACAGTTGGCGAGCAACGCCAAATTCTTCGCGCAAACGAATCAAATCCGTGCCGAATTCTTCAGGCACGAACAAACCAGATCCAGTGCTGTCACCAGCACCTTCCAAATGCGAGGCATTCATAATGCCGTTCTCACGGCAAAACTTAGTGCTGTTTTCAAATCGGTAAGTTCCCGGCATATCAATCGACGCTTTAGCCAGTGCGTACTGACCAAACCGATATGCTTTTTCTTCGGCTGTGTAGCCGCCAGAGGAAACATTATGGTCATCGATGAACGCCGTCACTTTAGAGTGCCGACGTGCCGTTGCTGGAATCGTCCAGCGTTCTTTGGTTTTCCCGGCAGGCATAGACTGCATACCTGAACCGCGATTCACGATGTCTGCAATAGCAGCATCAATCGGAGCTTTGCGTGCGGTTTCAAGGCGAGCTGCTGCCGCTGACATTTGGCTGTCTTGTTCTGCCAAAGCAGAAATCTGGTTACCGAGGTCATCGACCAGTGCGAGCTTCTGATCGATTTCAGCCGTCTCTGCTGGTGTTAGGCTTTCATTCTTGCCTGCTGCCAGCAATGCGTCAGCCGCTTCAATCGCAGCGTGTCGCTGATTTTGAAGGTCTGTCATTTTCTCAGTGCGTTTCATGTTAGTCCCTTATTGGCCAGGACTAACGCAAAACGCCAGTCGCTGGCAGGTTTTCGTAATAGAAAATCTGCAAACGACTGGCGTGAAACTTATCACTCAGATCGCATTTTGCCACGTCGTCTTACTTAAGATTTGGCGGCTGATGCACAAACCATAATTCACTTGCTCTGCATTGTCAACCTGTGTTTCGCAATTCGGTACGCCAGCATTCCGGTCAATCGCTCACGGTCTTGATTTTTCGCTGCTGTTTTCTTGTTGTTCCCGATCGGAATCACTTCGTCAACGAAGCCGATTTCTTTGGCCTGCTGTGCTGTGTACTTCGTTCCGTCGCCTTTGTCGCCTAGCATTGCTGCCGCGATATATTCGTAAGGTTTCTTCGTCTTCGCGGCATAGGTAGCAACCGCCGCTTCGTTAAATTGTTGCAGCCATTCAATGCTGTCTTGCAGATCCGCAATGTGGCCAAAGGCAAACGACAGCCCTTCATGGATCTGGTATGTAGCGTTCGCATAGCACTTCACCGTGTCGCATCCAATCACGGCCAGACTAGCAGCAGACGCCGCCAGTCCCTCAATGATGCCTGTCGTCGGCCCATCGTGTGCCGCCAGTGCGTTGTGAATCGCCAACCCGTCGAACGCCAGACCGCCGGGGGAGTTTACTCGCAGCGTGACTGGCTTGCCGCGATTG